CGCCACCCCCGATGCGCGCCTCGCCCGCCCGCGGATGATCGACACGCCGCAGGGGCCGCGGCGCACCTTCACGCCCGGCCTCAAGCCCCAGGAGCGCGAGGAGGCGGTGCGCTTCCTGCTGGATGGCGCGCCCAACTGGCGCCAGGCGCGCGAAGCCTGGTGCGAGGTCGCCGACCTCTGCCCCCTGCGGCTGCGGCGCAGCGCCCTCGCGCGGATCCCGCACTCCACCCTGCCAGCGGACCTCCGCCGCGCGCTGCGCATCCCGGAGCCCCCGCCGGCCGTCAGTAATGGCGCCTCCCCGATCCCCGCCATGCCCATGCAGGAGGCCGCCTGACCATGGACACGCGCTCCAACCGTCCGAGCCTGAACGCGCTGCGTCACCTCCCCATGGGCGAGGTGATCGCCCTGCCGCCCGAGCATCTCGCGCTGCTCCAGTCCGATGCCCGCGAGGCGCTGGACGCGGCCAAGCGCACCCTCGACTGGATCGAGGGCGCGATCGCGCTCCGCTACGAGCAGCGCGCGGTCGGCGCCCGAGCGGCGGCGGGCAAGGACACCGGCATCGTCCGCTTCGAGGACGGCACCGTCGAGGTCGCCGTCGAACTGCCTAAGCGGGTGGAGTGGGACCAGCGCCGCCTCGCCGCGCTGGTGGAGCAGATCCGTGCCGGCGGCGAGGACCCGGGCGAGTATGTCGAGCTCACCTTCAAGGTCTCGGAGCGCGCCTACGCCGCGTGGCCGGAGCGCATCCGCGGCGCCTTTGAGCCGGCGCGCACGGTGCGGACCGGAAAGCCCAGCTACCGCCTCACCATCCTGAACGACGCCGCCCTGCGCGACAGCCCGCACGGGCCGGGCATCCGCCCGGCGATCGGAGGGCCGCGCTGATGGCACTCCGCATCGTCACCGCCGACGAGCGCCTGTCGCGCGCGGCCAACAAGACCACCATCGCGCTGTTCGGGCCGACCGGCGTCGGCAAGACGACACAGCTGAAACTGCTGGCCCCCAGCGAGACGGTCTGCATCGACCTCGAGGCCGGGATGAAGTCCGTCCAGGACTGGCCGGGCGACAGCATCCCCGTCCGCTGCTTCGAGGACATGGTGGTGCTTGCCTCGCTGGTCGGCGGGCCGAACCCCGCCGCAGCGCCGGAGGCGTTCTTCTCGCACCAGCACTACACGCACTTTGCCAGCCTGCATCCCGAGCTGGTCGCGCTGCTTGCCAGCAAGTCCATCGTCTTCCTGGACAGCATCACCGACCTGACGCGCCAGGCGATGGCCTGGGCCAAAAAGCAGCCCGAGGCCTTCTCCGAAAAGACCGGCAAGCCGGATGTTCGCGGCGCCTACGGTCTGATGGCGCGCGAGGTGATCGGGCTGCTGAAGCATCTGCAGCACGCGCCGGGCAAGACCACGATCATGGTCGGCATCCTGGAGAAGCACACCGACGAGTTCGGGAAGGTCACCTGGCAGCCGCAGATGGAGGGCGGCAAGGCCGGCCGCGAGCTTCCCGGCATCGTCGATCAGGTGATCTCGATGTCGCTCTTCGGGCGCGACGAGGACGGCACGCTGCGCCACGACCCCGAGCGCGGCACCGAGCGGCGCTTCGTGTGCCGCGCTGGCAATCGCTTCGGCCTGCCAGCGAAGGACCGCTCCGGCCGGCTCGACGAAACCGAGCCCGCCGACCTCGCCGCGCTGCTCCGCAAGATCAACGCCCCCGCCGCGCCCGTCGCCTGAGCCGAGAGGAGACCTCGATGTACGACATGAACGATGCCGAGCTGCCGCGCAGCTCCGACCTGATCCCGGACGGCACCTTCGCAAAGGTGACGATGGTGATCCGCCCCGGCGGGATCGACGGCCAGGGCGAGGTGGATCGCGGGCTGCTGAAGGCCTCGCGCAGCGGCGGCGACACCAAGATGATCGACGCCGAGTTCACCGTGCTCGTGGGCCCGCATGCCAAGCGGAAGTTCTGGCAGAACTTCACCGTCGCGGGCGGGAAGGTCGACGAGCACGGCGTTTCCATCGCCTGGAAGATCTCGAAGGGGAGCTTCCGCGCCATGATCGACAGCGCGCTCGGCCTCGATCCGCAGGACATGAGCGAGGCGGCCAAGGCGAAGCGGGTGCTGCGCGGGCTGGCCGATCTCTCCGGCATCACCTTCGCCGCCAAGATCAAGGTCGAGGCATCGACCAACGCCGAGTACGGCGACCAGAACAGGCTCGACCGGGTCGTGCTGCCAGGCGAGCCCGAATACGCCCGCATCATGGCGGGCGAAGTGGTGCCGCCGTCGCCCTCCACGCATCGGGCACCGCGCCCGGCTTCCGCGCCCTCCGCGGCGGCGCCCGCCTGGGCCAATGCGGGCGCGCCCCAGGCGCCGGTGACCGCCGCCCCGGCATGGGCTGCCCCTACCGCCGCGCCGCCCGCCCCGCCCGCGGCTCCGCCGCCGCAGGCACCGCTGGCGAACGGTCCGGCCTGGCTGAACGGCTGATGGCGGCATGGCCCGACGACGCTGGAGCAGGCCCCGGGAGGTCCGTCCTCCTTCCGCAAAGCCGACGTCGCTGCCCCGCTCCACGCCGGAGGACCAGGTTCGTCGCCTGGTCTGCGCCCTGTGCAGCCGCGAGGCGAAGGGCTTCGGCTACGTGCACGAGATGCGGCTCGGCGAGTTCCCGCACCACCGCTTCTGCAGCATGGCCTGCTGCGACGCCGGTGGCGCGCTCGCGCGGAGATCGAATGGCGTGATCGACAAGACGCAGATGGAGGCGCGCGCCATCAAGGAGGCACGCCGGCCGCTCGCCGAGGTGCTGGTCGAGCTGCAGCTCATGGCGCCGTTCCACGACCGCAGCGCGGTGGAGATCGACCGCATCATCGAGGCCTGCGTCGACGGCTTCCAGGCGTCGATGCAGCGCCAGGCAGCCGAGCGCGATCCGCTCGACGACCCGATTCCTTTTAGCTGAGGGGAGATCGCCATGAGCACCGGAGAGATCTGGCGCGATGTCCCCAGCGTGCCGGGCGTGCTGGCCAGCAGCGAGGGGCGCGTGATGATCGCACCGTATCGTGGGACGATGCCGAATGGTGGCGAGCGCCCCTATGGCGGCACCCCGACATTCGGCGTCTGGAACAAGACAGACGGGCGCTTCATCACCACCGTCGGCGAGCGAAGCTGGAAGGTTGCCCGGCTCGTCGCGGAGGCCTTCCACGGACCGCCGCCCTTCGAAGGCGCGGTGGTGATGCACCTGGACGAGAACGCGGCCAACAACAGGGCCAGCAACCTGCGCTGGGGCACGCAGAAGGAGAACCTGAACGCCCCGGGCTTCATCGAGTACTGCCGGCGCCGGACAGGGAGCAACAGTCCTGCGACGAAGGGCATGATGCGGCGGAGCGGCACATGCTCGACCTGAACCACGGTTCTGGCGCTGTCTATGGAAGAGGCGACGCACCGCCAAGCGACGCCGCCGCCATCACCGCGCGCATCAACCTGAACATCGATGCGGCCCTGCTCGCGCGCCAGCGGCAGCAGGTGCCGCGCGACTATCTCGGTGGCAGCCGCGTCGGCGAGCCCTGCGCCCGCAAGCTGGTCTACGAGATCACCCACGCGCCGAAGGATCGCGACTTCGACGCCGGCATCTTGCGCGTCTTCGATGCCGGGCATCAGTTCGAAGCGCTGTCGATCCGATGGCTGCGCCAGGCCGGCTTCGACCTGCGTGACCGTGGCGCGGATGGCGAGCAGTTCGGGTTCGCCGCGGCAGGTGGACGTCTGCGTGGCCACGCGGATGGCGTACTCGTCGGTGGTCCGGAGGTTGGCCTGCGCTGGCCCGCGCTGTGGGAGCACAAGGCGCTCGGCCAGAAGTCCTGGACCGACCTGGTCAAGCGCGGTCTGCGCCTGTCGAAGCCGATCTACTTCGCGCAGGTGCAGCTCTACATGGCGTACCTCCAGCTTGAGGTGGCGCTGCTCACCGCGCTGAACCGCGACACGCTGGCGCTGCATCATGAGGCTGTGCCGTTCGATGCGGCCGAGGCGCAGCGGCTGTCGGACCACGCCGTCGAGATCCTCCGCGCCGCCGAGGCCGGTGAGCTGCCGCCGCGCATCGCCCAGGCCGCCGACTTCTTCCTTTGCCGCCTATGCCCCTACGCCACGCGCTGCTGGGAGGCGCCGGCATGAGCATCACGCCCTCGCCGCAGCAGGCCGCGGCCATCGCCGCTATCGTCGACTGGTATCGGACGCGCCGCACCCAGCTGCAGGTGTTCCGAGTCTTCGGCTATGCCGGCACTGGAAAGAGCACGATCACCGCGGCCGCGATCGAGGCGCTCGGCCTGGCCCCCATGGCGCGCGACGGCGACACCGCCGGGGGCGTGCTCTTCGCGGCCTTCACCGGCAAGGCCGCGCTGGTGATGACCCGCAAGGGCACGCCCGCCTCCACCATCCATTCCCTCATCTATCGCGTCTCGGAGGCGACGCCGGAGGAGATCGCACGCGTCGAGAAGGAGCTGTTCGACCTCCAACGCGATCTGCGCCGCATGGGCACCGCCGAGCGCGCCTTCGCGGAGACGCAGATCAGCAAGCTGCAGCTGCGTCTTGCCGACATCCACAAGCCCTCCTTCCTGCTGAACGAGCAGTCGCGCGTGCGGGAAGCCGCGCTGGTCGTGCTGGACGAGGTGTCCATGGTCGGGCCGGAGATGGCAGCCGACCTGCTCGCCTTCGGCAAGCCGATCCTCGTGCTCGGCGATCCCGGTCAGCTGCCGCCGATCAAGGGCGCTGGCGCCTTCACCGAGGCGCCGCCCGACGTGATGCTGACTGAGATCCACCGCCAGGCCGGCGAGAGCGCCATCATCCGCCTGGCCACCATGGCGCGGCAGGGGATCGAGATCCCGCCTGGCGGACATGACGAGCATGTTTGGAAGCTCCCACGGAACGCCGTCGGCCCAGCCCAGATGCTGCGCGGCGGCCAGGTCATCTGCGGACGGAACAGCACACGGCTCTGGCTCAACGCCAGCATCAAGGCCGCCGCGGGCTTCCCCAACGTCTATCCGGCAGGCCGCAGCGAAAAGATCATCTGCCTCAAGAACCGGCATGACCTCGGCCTGGTCAACGGGATGTTCGTCAACCTCACCGACATCGAGGATGACGGCCCGCTTGCCTTCCGCGCCAGCGTCACGACCGAGGATGGCGTCGCCATCGCTGGGCGGCACCGCTTCTACAAGGGCCACTACGACGAGCATCTGCAGCGCGATCCCGAGCGCGAACGCCGCGACTGGCGCGAACTGCGCGGGCTGATCGAGACCTCCTGGGGCTACGCCATCACCTGCCACAAGGCGCAGGGCAGCCAATGGGAGAACGTGATCGTCTACGACGACCGTCTCTCCCGCACCCCCGAAGACCGCGCCCGCTGGCTCTACACCGCGATCACGCGCGCCGAGCGCGGGCTGGTGCTGCTTGATTGACCTGAACGACGCGACTGCCGCGCCGGCGCGCTACGACCTCGAGGCCATCGTCCAGAGGCTGCGCGAAACGGCCCATGCCTGGGTGCCAGGCATGTTCCCGAACGGTCGGCGGATGGGCGACGAATGGCGGCTGGCCAACATCCAGGGCGCCCCGCCGCGGCAGTCGGGCTCCTGCGTCATCATGCTGCGGGGCGAGCACGCCGGCGACTGGCATGACTTCGACGGCGGCGATGGCGGAGGGCCGCTCTCGACGCTGGCGCATGGCACCGGTCTCGCCGACCGAGCACTGTTCGCGCATGCGGCGGGGATGACCGGCTGGACTGGCGAAGGCCCGGCGCGCCAGGAGCCTCCACCCGCACCGAAGCCCGAGCGCGACGCTTCCCGCGATATCGCCTTCATCCTGGAGCACGCGCAGCCGCCGGGTGGGACAGCGGCCGAGCGTTACCTGCTGGGCCGCGGCCTCTCCCTCCCGGAGGGCGCCGACCTGCTCTTCCACCCCGACCTGGCGAACTTCGAGACCCGCGCCGGCTATCCGGCGATGGTCGCGCTGGTCCGCAACCTCGCCGGCGAGGTGGTGGCGGTGCACCGGACCTACCTCCAGGAGGACGGCGAGGCGGTCCGAAAGGCCGACATCCCTAAGCCGCGCATGGTGCTCGGCCGGAGTGGCGGCGGCACTGTGCGGCTGGCGCTGGTCGGCCCACATGGCGTGCTCGGCCTCTGCGAGGGCATCGAGACCGGGCTCGCGGCGATGCTGGCCTGCCCTGGGCTGCCCGTCTGGGCGGCGCTCTCTACCACCGGCCTCGAGCAGGCGCTGCTCCCGCCCGAAGCCAGGCGCGTTGTCATCCTCGCCGACCACGATGCGTCGGGTGCGGGCATGCGGGCCGCAGAGGCTGCCGCCGCGAAGCTCCGGCTCGAAGGCCGCGAGGTCTCCATCGCCCTGCCGACACGCGAGGGCGACGACTTCAACGACATGCTGCAAAGCGACGGCGCGGCGGCGATCGCCGCGCTAGTGGATCAGGCGATGCGCAGCGCCGCTCCCGAGCCGGCGCCGCAGGAGCCGGAGACCGGCCGGCACCTGCCCATCGGCTTCCTGGAGCTCGCGCATCCGCTCCCCACCGCCCGCGCTGACGAGGGCAATCTCGACCGCGCCACCGCCCGCGCCTGGGGCCTCGTGCTGTCCGCCAACCGCTCGCCCTGGCTGTTCCGTCTCGGTGGCGAGCCATCCTGGGTCGTGCCCGACGATGACGGCCGGCCCGTCGCCGTCACCGTGCGCGAGGAGCGCCTGCGCCACATGCTGGCGAAGCTCGCCGACTGGCGAAAAGCGAACGCCAAGGGCGACCTCGTACCCACCCCGCCACCAACCGGCCTCGTGAAGTCGCTGGTCGCCACGCCTGACCCTGCGCTGCCCGTGCTGGCGGGTATCGTCACGGCGCCGGTGCTCGGCCGCGGCGGCTTGCTGCTCACCGAACCGGGCTACCACCCCGACGCCAGGCTGCTCTACCGCCCGTCGCCCGGCTTCTTGCTGCCGCCGGTGCCGGAGCGGCCGGCGCCGGCCGAGATCGCGGCCGCGCGCAACCTCCTCCTCGACGACCTGCTCGGCGATTTCCCCTTCACCGGCGAGGCGGAGCGCGCCCATGCGCTGGCGCTTCTGTTGCTGGGCTTCGTGCGGCCGATGATCGACGCGCCCACGCCGCTGCACATGATCGAGAAGCCCACGCCCGGCACCGGCGCGACGCTCATGGTGGATGCCATCGCCACCATCCTCACCGGCGCCGGCGCGTCCGTGATGACGGAGGGGCGCGATGAGGATGAATGGCGCAAACGCCTCACCGCGAAGCTGCGCCAACTCCCGACGCTGCTGCTGATCGACAATCTCCGCCAGGAACTCGACAGCTCCGCCCTGGCCGCTGCCCTGACCGCTCCGGTCTGGGAGGACCGCGTGCTCGGCGCCTCGGACATGGTCCGCCTGCCGGTGCGCTGCGCCTGGGTCGCCACGGGCAACAATCCGGCCGTCTCGCACGAGATCGCCCGCCGCCTCGTCCGCATCCGCCTCGACGCCCGCACCGACCAGCCTTGGCGGCGCGATGGCTTCCGGCATCCCGACCTCATGGTCTGGGTCCGCGCTCAGCGCGCGCGGCTGGTCGCGGCCTGCCTCACGCTCTGCCGTGCCTGGATTGCCGCTGGTCGTCCGCGCGGGGCCCGCAGCCTGGGCAGCTTCGAAGTATGGAGCCAGACGCTGGGCGGCATCCTGCAGGTCGCGGGCGTCGCCGGCTTCCTGGAGAACCTCGACGAGGTGATCGCCGCCTCCGACAGCGAGGGTGGTGCGTGGCGCGCCTTCATCCAGCTCTGGTGGGACCGCTTCGGCAGCGCCGAGGTCAGCGTCAGTGATCTGCTCGGCCTGGCGCAGAGCGCCGAGGCCAGCCTGCCAATCAGCGCGAAGAACGAGCACGGCCTGAAGGTCTCGCTCGGGGCGGCCTTCACCAAGCTGCGCGACCGCGCCTTCCGCATCAGCGACCGGCTTGTCCACCTCCGGCAGGGGAAGGTGCTGCACAATTCGCAACGGTGGCGGCTCGAACCCGCTGCAGAGACGCCCGTCCATGGGGGTCTTGGGGGTCTTGTGGGGGTCTCACGCAGCGAGACCCCCATCGGTTCAGGCCAGGAATTCCGCGGGGTTGACGGGTCTTGGGGGTCTTGGGGGTGTTTTTGCAACCCCAACGCCTGTGCGCGCGCGGCCGC